AAAACTCGCGCTTGGCTATGGTCTGCACGCTGGCAATTTGAAATAGCTCATCTGGTCTACGTCGGTAATGTTTTGCCTGAATCACACCATGGTTTTTCATGCCATAGCGGTCAGCTACAGCCGAAGTCTGGTTAATTAAGGTGGTGCGATCACACAAAAAGACTGCACGCTTGCCCTTTTGTATTGCTTCGTTGCAGATCCGCAAACCAAGGTAAGTCTTGCCGGCACCAGTAGGTGCCATGATCAATTGATTCTTATGCCCTTCCCTAAACCCTTGGCGCAACTGATTGTGTGCAGTTACTTGGAAGGGTCTTGGGTCGGGAAATTTTTCTCCATCATCACGCTCGTCTGGCGCTAGGGTTTGGTTCATTTTTGTGCTTTCAGTTTGTCATTTTCTTTTTGCAACTTTTTGATCATCTTGATCGCTTCGTTACGTTCATTGGTAATTCCGCGCAACTGGATTTCAAGTTGGGAGTTCAAATGATTCAATCTTTTTATTTCTTGGTGCGCATCCTTTAAAGGCTCATCAGACTCCAACAACTTGTACATTGCTTCCTGATCAGCTTGCATGGCAAGCTCAGTTGCTTGCATCTCCGCCTCATCAGGATTCTGTCCATCAGTAGGTATTTTGTCGGTGTTTTCCCCTACTGTTGTTTCTTTGCTACTAGTCCGACTAGTAGTGTTCAACTCTTCAACTTTTTTAATGGCGTGCTTCAATTTGTTGGCAGCTTGCTTCTTCTTTCTCGCAGGGTCACGCACCGAGGCAACAAATGACTGAGACAACTCACAAAGCTTGGCGATCTCGTAATTCGACATTTCTGAGACCCCCTCAATCTTGAGAGCCATTTCTACTTTGTTGCGCTTGTCCTCGTTGGTAAGAGCTTTGCCATGTTTATTATTGGCTTTGAGGGCTTCAAGCTGGGCATCCCGCAGGGTACCGGGCTTGTACTTAATCTCAATCTCTTTGATTCCAATCAGTTTGAAGGCGTGGTAGCGATGGAATCCATCTGTCAGCCAGTATGTGGAGCCATCAAATACAGTCTCAATCAATGGGAACTCATCGCCCTCTTTCATTGACTCCAAATAGTTGTAGACCGTGGGCTGGTCAATCACTAGTCGGCACTGCGTCCCACCATCAATCCTGATGGCATCAAGTTTTACTTTTCTCATCTTCTCTCCTGTTAAAAATCCAATATCGGATCAATCAAATAAATCTGGGCGCAACTCTTTGGCAGTTACAAGACCCACAGTTGCTACCTCAATTCTTTTCGCCAAAGCAGGGGACGCTTTGCGCTTGTTCTTAATCAAAATACCGAGCCACGTTGGCGTAATGCCAAGATGTCTAGCCATTTCTTTCTTAGCGCCATAAGGTTCATCTTTAAAATATTCTTCTAGGTTCATACAAATCCTTTCTGTGAAGAAGTCTAACACACTAATTTCATGTTATAGTCTGCTTGCGATCAAGTTGATCGTGTGAATGTCCTAAGGGACTGTTTAACAGGAGAAATCATGAGCTTTATTGTTGAAGACAAGGGTGGCGAGTTTGAGCGTTGCCCACCGGGTATGCACCTTGCGCGGTGTTACCGAATCATTGACCTTGGCACCCAAAAGAAAGAATTTTTAGGTGTAGCCAAGCTTTTGCACCAGATCACAGTTTATTGGGAAATTCACGGCACGGGTGACGATGGTCAACCATTGAAGATGAAGGATGGTCGTCCTTTTGGTGCATTCCAAAACTACACACTGTCATGGTCATCCAAAGCCAACTTGCGTATTGATCTCCAATCTTGGCGTGGTAAGCCATTTACCGAAGAAGAGATGCGCCGCTTTGATTTGAAGACTGTGCTGGGTGCATGGTGCATGTTGAATTTGATTGAGAGCAAGGGCAATGATGGTAAGACTTACATCAACGTCAAGGGTGTAACTCCAGTCCCTGCAATGATCAAGCAGTCAGGCATGCCTGAGCCTGTAAACAAGTTGGAAATCTTCCAACTCGACAAGCCCGACATGGCAATGTTTGAGACGTTCCACGAGAAGCTCAAGGGCAAGATCATGCAGTCACCTGAGTGGCAGAAGTTGCAGGGCAAGACACCTGCACCAACACCCGCGCCAGCAAAACTTGCGTTCGACGAAGATGATTTATCTGATATTCCGTTTTGAGGACTAAAGTATGACAACAATAATTGCAAGAGCCGCAGAGTCGGTGCATTGGTATCGACAAGATGGTGGTCCACAGTACACCGTGAAGGCAAAGGATGGTTCAGATCGTCCTACAACCCTCAGAGACGCACGCAAGATGGATCTGATACCTTCTGTCACCACCATCCTCAAAATCGCCGCAAAACCCGCGCTAGAGGCGTGGAAACAAGAGCAGATGCTTCTTGCCGCACTCACCCTGCCGCGCAACGCAGGCGAGACCGAGCAGGATCTGATCGCTCGGATTGTGTTCGATTCCAAAGAAACCGCCAAAACCGCCGCAGAGCGTGGTACTCGCGTTCATGAGTCCATTGAATCTTGGTTCATGGGCAAGAAGGATGTGGAGCATGTGGAGATATCTAAAGCGTTTGAGGAAAAGATCTTCACCCACTTTGGTACCCATCCATTCCAACCATGGCTCACTGAGCGTGCATTTGCTTCACCCTTGGGCTATGGCGGCAAGATTGACTTGCACTGCATACCTGATGAGCACGCCCCTTTAGGGATTGTCATTGATGCCAAGACCAAGCAGTTTGATGAAGATGATGCAGTGATTGGTTATGACGAGCACTTGCTCCAGCTTGCGGCTTACCGCCATGGTTTGGGCATGCCGCATGCACGCTGTGCAAACGTGTTTGCTTCGGTCACAAACCCCGGACTCATTCGAGTCGTTGAATGGTCTGAAGAGGAACTGGTCAAGGGGTGGGAGATGTTCCAGTGTCTCTTGCGCTATTGGAAACTAAAAAATAATTTTGGAGTTTAAAAATGTTAACCAAAGAACAAGTAGTCGAGGCTTTTATGAACATTCAACTCAAAGAGAACTACAACTTTCTTGAAGAGGATCTTGTCATGCTGGCTGATGCTTTTGTAAGAAAAGCAATTCCAGAGATTGTTAAGGCAGAGCGTGATGCATGCGTAGATATTGCTCGTGCTTACAACACTTTGGTAGCTGACAAGATCATTGAGATAAGGGTACAAATATGAGCGGACTATTGCTTTGGCTTGCGTGCGCTGTACTTGTGGTGGTGATTGCAAGTTACTTTTAAAAAAACCCCCTCTGTTTAAGGAGGGGGTTAAAGACCATCTAGAAGGTCTAAGGCAATTCTTTAAGGTTGCGCCATGGGGTTACCAGTGTTATCTGGATATTCCCTTGCAAGTCTAGCTTGCTCTTCGCGTGAAGATACTGGCAAATAAGAATTTTTATAAACATCTCGAATAGCAAGACCAGCAGGTATAGCCATTGATAAACCGCCTGCATATGGAACAAATGGAGCCAAAGCACTAGCAACCCCACCAATACCTGCTGCAACAGATCCAGAAGTGTCACCTGCTCGTGCACGGTTGTAGGCATCCAAGCCCCCAAACCCAGCACCAAAGCCAGCCATCGCGCCTTGAAGGGGAATCAAGAAGTTTTTTGTTATTTGACCTAATGATGATCGTATAGGGCCTTGGGTACGAGCGGCTTGTTGTAGCGCAAGCGCTTGTGCCTCTGCAAGCGCCTGAGCTTCTGCTTGAGCTAGTGCCGCCGCCTCACGCATTGTTGAGGTTCCACCCAGTCTTTCAGCGTATGCCCTTGCAAGTTTTCCTTTTGGCATAGTTCTTTGATAACGTTGACTTTGCTCCCTTGTAGAGCCTTCGCCAATGCCATAACCAGTTTTTTTGCCCCATGCACCTTCATTTGTTTCAATTGGTGGCTCAACACCCATTGTTGGGTCAACACGAGGCAACATGCCTGTTGCCGATTTTGCAAGATCGTAATAGGTCTTGTATTGTCCAATAGGGTAACCCAGACTTGCGCCAACAGTTGCGCCAAGAACGCCACCAACCAGTGGATTGATTGGCCTTTCCTCAGGCTTTGGTCGAGGCTTTCCATGACCTTCGTTAGAGTGATCCGCAGTTTCAGCTTGAGAGTCACTAGTTTCTTCTGAAGCCTGCGTGTTTTCAGTTTGTAACTTTCCCCCAAATGTTGCGCTTGGCAAGTCACCACCATGAAAATCCATGATGTTTGCAATATGGGTTTGAGTTCTATCAGGAAGCAAATGCAAATGCTTTTCAGGGTGCTCAGGGTCAGTGTCGTATGCGTCTAAAAATTTATTTAACGTATCTGATCTTGTGTTGTAAGCAATGATATTTTTGTATGGGTCATTTCCAATTCTTGGATTGTCAACATGTGACTTTATGAGCTTCATGCCACAGTCTATGTTCTCATCCAAATTTGTTGGATCGCATTTCATTGACTTTGCTGTATCAGGCTCAAGTTGCATTACGCCAAAAGCAGGTCCATTGATTTGCTTGACATGCTTAAAACCACTTTCTGCGTAAACCAAAGGCAGAACAAAATCTGGATTCAATCCATATTTTTCTGCGGCAAGAAAAACCTTGTCGGCAATATTTTGTTGATCTGAGTCTAAAGAATCGTAATCAAGTGGTTTTTTCTTTGCCATTATTCTTCCCTACCTAGTTTCTTGCTTATTGCTTTTCCAATAGAAGATCTTGGTGCTTGATTAGTTGCAGAGACTCCCGAAGGCACCACAGGGGCTGGAGGTTCAGCAGATCTCTGCATTTTTGCATCTGATGGAATCGTTACTGTTGAGCCTTTATACCAACTTGGTTCGCGTGAATATGGATTTGACTTAAGTAAGCTTTCAGCTTCTTTGTCGTACTTTGCTTCGAGCACTTGCCTTTCAGGGCTATCAAATATTTCACGCGAAGCCACACCACTTTTAATCCGCAAGTTGTGCAAATCAACATTTCGCTTTTCAGCCAAGCCCATTTGATCAATGATTGATAAAAATCCTTGTTGCGAATTATCAATACCCGGTGAGCCTGCTAGTGCCAATTCTTGTGAAGCAACACCCGGATTCTTTGCAGAATTTCTATTTTCAGCCGCTATACGAGCAATCGTTTTGAACAACAGGTCAGCCTTAGCTCGCTTCGTGCCATCAGGGTCATTCTCAGTGGTGTATTGCGAGCGAATGGCATTTTGCAAACCTTGCATTACAGCACCTGAATTACCGCCAACTTCGTCAGTAATTTTCTTTACTAAGCTCATTGCATCTGCTTTATTCAATACAGCAAACACAGGAGCCATGTCTACATCTGATGCAAGCTCACGAGCAGTGCGCAAAAGCTTTAAGCGTTGCATAGAAGAATTTGCAACGTCTTCTGAGATTTGCTCTTGATCCATGCCTTTTTGGCGCTGCTTGTCGGCATATACCGCAATTTCATCCTTTTTTTGATTAGGAGTCATAGCAGCCCAAGTTTCTGGCTGTGTTTGAGGTGGTTTTGCTTTATTTAATTTATCCATCTGCGCTTGGAATGCTTCTGGAGAATCTGGGATTACATTCAACAACGATTTATCCAATTCTGGATAATCATATTGAAGTTTTTTGGCAGCACCAGTGACCTCAAGACGTTTTTGTTCTTGATCAAGATATTGCTTGGCTGCAGTAGCTATTTCAGTTGAATTACCCAAACTTGCAATTGTTTGGTAAGTTGTTGCATCCATGGGTTGTTTAGATGCTAGCCATTTATCGTAAATATCTCTTTGTTTAATTTTTTGATTTAACAAAAGATTTTGTTGCTCGCGAGCAATTTTCATATTTGCTATTGGCAAAATATTTTCGCGCTGTTGCTCAACATTTTCTGCTAACGCTTCAGCAGCACTTCCTAGTGAAGCCGCAAAACCACCCAATTGCGGTTTACCAAAAGCTGCAGAAACCTTAAACCAATTTGGATTAGCATAACGATCTTGCAAAGCTTTGATTGCTTCATCAGTAGCATCTCGAATTGTTTGAATATCTTCTGGATTTGCTCCTTCAACATTCATATTTGCCATGTTGGCAAGACCACCTGTATATCGAGGATCTGAAGGAGGTATTGTTTTTTCTGCCATGATTAACCTCTAGGTAAGCCGCCACGATGACGTGTAGATGAACAACCCATTGCGCCAATTTTTCGTGAATGAATCAATCCGCCTCGTGCATACACAATATCACCCATGCAAATACCGCCACCAGAAAGTGGGTCAGCTGTACAACAATTGCGTATGTTGCATTCATTGACACCCGGATTATTGGGTTGACCCGGTACTGGTGTATCAATTTTAGAATCACTTGGCAAGCCCGGATCACCCGTAACATTTGTAACGTCAGTAGGAAATTTCTTGCAAAAAAAGTTTCCAATGTCTTTAAGCAAATCAGGATATTGTTTTAATACAGCCAAACCGCCTGTGCCAATTTGAGCCGCTAAAGACAAAGGAGACATGCACATAGTTGTCTTGACTCCTGTTGGAATCTGTGCACCTTGCAAGATTGCCGCCTGCTTGGCAATTTTTGACAAGTTATAACATTGAGCATTTTGCAAAATAGTTTGTTGTTGCCCACCAAGCGTAGCCAAAGCATTCTCACAGGCAATATTAGCGTTTGTGAGGGCTGTCCCCAACTGACCCATACCTAAGCCTGCCGCTTGCTTGGCGTTTGCGCATTGAGTCATAGCTGTAGCCGCTGTAGACCCCAACTGGTTTAGCAATGCTTGACGTTGAGTTGCGGCATTCATTGCAGTGCTATAGCCAGTATTCATCAAATTGGCAATTTGACTGTTCAAGTCCTGCATCGCATTGGCTTGCACTTGCCCTGTCACTTGTGAACCACGAAGAGATCCAAACTGACCAGAACCTAAAGCCGCCGCATTAGCTTGAGGTGTCAAGTTTTGCTGGATGTTCCTCATCGCCGTATTGGACATGCCTTGAACAGCATTATTGATGTAGGGACTCATGTAACACTGAGCCAATTGACCAGTGTTTGTTTGCTGCGCCTCATTTAAATAAGGTTGTGCCGCACCTGAAATATTCTTGTTTGCCGCACAACCGAGATACCCCATACCTGTTTGAAATGCAGGTTGAGCCATACCAGCATTGGCTTTAGCAGTCTCAAATGCTTTGGTTTGTAAAGGTTGCTCCCCAACATAAGATGCGCCTTCTGCAGCCGCTTTTCCCTTGGTCGCAAGGTCAGTTAAGTAGTCGGTATAAAACGATGGAACCGTTGTTGTTTTATTCTGTGATGACTGAAGCATGTTCGCCATGATTTATCCTTTTGCCTTCTTAATGTAATCAATTGGGTCTTTTGCTTTTGGTGGAATTTTATCCAATGAACCACCCCTTTTGTGAGCACGCAATTTTGTGCGTAGTCCATCAAGAACCTCTGCACCGCGCTTATTATCCCCCCCACCCAATGCTGTGACAAACGCCGCTGGGAAAACATATTCCCCATCAGCAATTTTTGCTGGGACTGGATTACTGCCGCCATCTGCCTTGTGGGGTATGCGAGTACGAAACCCCTCTAAAACGTGCTTTCCTGCCTTGCTAGAGCCGTCTCCAAGGGCCGAAACAGTCTCAGCGTCCATAACGTAGTCGCCATCATGAAGCATGGCTGGAATGTCGTCTGATTGACCTGTGCCACGTCCACAGGCGTAATACCCTGTGACCCCAGTAATGAATTCAGGATTGTGCCCTTTGGGTGCCGCCGCGTGGTACTTTTCAGGCAAGCCACCTTTGGCGTAACTGCCTTGCATCGAACTGTAAATATGTTTCAATGGATTAAGACCATGGGTTTGTGAAGTACCTTTATGGTAAAGAAACTCAGGCTTATCGCACACAAATTTGGGTGTAATGTTTTTAAAACAGAACGTATCTTTCCAAATATCTAAAAGACTTTTGCATTCATCTTTATCGTTTTTATCTGCAGTACCACCCCCTGCAAAATTTGCTTCATGAGAATATTCGGGTGGAGGAGCAGCGCTATAGATTTGTTGCAATTTTTCTAAACCACCTTTATAACCAGAACCGCCACCTGTGGTCAAAAAATCAGCCCTGCCGCAAAGAGCAGGCATGTTAATGGTAGTGCCACCAGACAATCCACTAGTGGGTGTGGAAGATCCTTTTGGTGTTGTAGGAGTTAAAGTTTTAATAGTACTTAAAACTTTTTTTGCCGTATCAATAGCATCTTTTAAGTTTGGAAGACTGGTTGTTGGCAAATCAGAATTTAATCCGGGTTGCCCAGTTACATTAGGATCATTGATGAATGACTTTGGATTGCCAAGATCAGGTACAGCATTTATAGGCGTGAGTCCCTTAGCGCCGACTGTTCCGGGATCGCCAAATGCGGGAGTTGTTAACCCCTGTGCGCCATTCATTGAATTTAATGCTGGCATTGTTGGTAGTTTTAGACCCGGCCCTCCTGTCGTTGTAGGATTGATCGAATAATCAACAGGATTGATTGAAAAATCTACCCCCTCAACAATTCTTGTTGGGTCTAATGTTGCTTTTATTCCAGTTTTGTCTAAACCCGACGATAGGTTGTAATTAGGATTAAAAGTATAAGGGTCAGTTGGGGGTAAACCTCCACTGCCTCCTATAGTATTAGCACCATAATTTGTATCAAGATTTACTTTTGCAAGCAGATCACTAGCAAGCGTGCCGGGTGCAGTTGCGGCAAATTGTGTGCCAACATAATTAGCCATATTTGCATTAGCCAATGCATTACTAGCAGCAATGTCGCTTGCAGTTGCACCACCTAAACCGCCTGCCGCCGCACCAGCATCACCAAGCAAATTAAGACCACCAAACAAGTTAGCGCCTAATCCTGCAAGGATCATTGGCCCAAAGTCACTTATAAAGTCGCTAAAAAAGCCTTTGTCTGCATTTGCATCATAAACTCCATAATTAGTAATTCCACCAGTTCTATTAAATGTTGGCACAGCTTGAATGTTAGGCCGACTTGGGTCAGGAGTTAGAGCTTTCCCCAATTCAAGCGTTACATCTTTAAAATTACCTTTTTCGTCATATCTAGCAATTAATGGTTGACCTTGAAATGTTTGATCAATTGGGATTAAGTAACCCTTGACTGGACTTGCACCGCGTGGATTAAAATCGCGTTGTGCATATTGGTCGTATTCTGATGAAATTACATCACGGGCTGGTTGTATACCTAGACCAAACCCTTGTTGTGGAATGTGAGTTTTCTTTAATTCGTCAGCAACATCTTTAAATGCATCAGGTTTGAATGCTTGACTCAAAACAGGTTCATCTTGAGGCGGCCTTTGGTACGCTTCAAAACCCATAGGGCCAAAAAACTCAGGCAAACCAGTTTGTGGATTTATAGTGCCAGAGCCACCTCTAGCTTTTAACAATGCCGCTTCTTGAGGATTGATATGGGCAAGCATAGTGTCGCCATATCTGCCTTTTGATGCTAAGTCTTCTAATCTATTATTTGGCATTTTTTACCTCAGTACATTGTTCCTAAGTTTGGCATGATCGACATAATCCCTGCCACTGCTTTTGCCCAATCTTGCCAGTTTTCAAACCCACGATGGTCTGGCACGCCTGATTGCACAAAGTATCCAATACCATTCAGTCCATCAACCCACTGCCGCCAGTTCTCTTCTGGCACATTACCCAACTGGTTTGATGCAAACAATTCTTCCATCAGCTTGCAATACTGATCCCAAGTCATGCCTCTAGGGTCGTACGCTATCACGGGTTGCCCGTTCCGCGAATATCGCCAGTCTCAACATTGAGCACTACACGTCCCATGAAGTAATCCCCATTCACTGTATTGCTGGTAAAACGCAAACGCATTTCACGGCGTTGCTCTTTGAGGTCAATTTTAAGCGTGGTGGGATCAAAGTTGTAAGGATCAGAAGCAATATCAGTATCGTCCGCAAAGCCTTTACCTGTCACCACCATGCTCATGGTTCCTGCTTGTTGGAAGTCAGGCTCAACACGATCCAAACGAGTCCATAAATTCTCTCCAGCGCCTTGTGGATTTCCAACTAATCCCATGTTAGAACCCAAAACATTGGTTTCAAAATAAGATTCAATGGCATTAACATTATTCAAGTACGTCGAGTTTGTCCCAGACTCTTGCACCCACAATGTATAGTTGCCTGTGCTGTTTGCCACATTGCCAGCCCAAATAGGCTTGCGAAACACCTCAGAAAAATATCCTGCAGAACGATTGGCACCATCAGCTAATCCAGCGTCATACCAACATTGTTCACGCACGTTGTAAATAATGGCATCGTTGCATTCAACAGAGGTACCGCGAGGATAGAACCACCATATCTCACCCCAACGAGGAATCTTGCTTGCCCATACTTTTTGTCGCTGTGCAACATTTAATCCGTCAAAAAACCAGTTAAGGTTTTGAGTGTTTTTCACTTCTTGGACAACGCCGTTGTACATCAGGAATCTATCAATACCCGCCCAGTAAATGATTCCATCGTATTCAATACAACATTGGCTTGACATGATGGAAGACTGATTTGTAACTAAGTCGTAGCGCCAATACAAAGTAGCAGTACCTACATTTTGAGGCGCATAGCTGACACGAATAACCGAATCAGTGCTCCAAAACAAGCCTGCTGGAGATGTTGTACCGCCACGCAATGCCATGCCCTTGACAATCTTTGTAGAGGCTACATTGTTTGCATTTGCATCAGCAGATGTCCAATTAAGAAAATTGCCGGCAGAACAGTTTTGAATCAAGCCATTGTTACCATACACAAATAAGTATGGGAACAACATACAAACACCACCAGACACACTGATGTTGTTGTCAAAAGTCAAAAGAACAGTGCCAGATGCTGTGGCATTTGCTGACAAAGTTACTGACCATAAGCTAACTGCTTGCGCAACAAATGTTAAGCCTGCGGTTGTTCCTGCCGTGGTAGTGAGCGCTCCTCCATTTGGAAGAGTCAAGGTAAATGTTGTGCTTCCATTTGTAGTGCTGATGAAATATGAGCCAGCAGAAATACCTGATGCTGTACCTGTCAGAGTACCTGTGACAATCACTTGTTGACCAGAAACAATTGTTGTAGCACTACAAGAAAATTGACCTGCTGTTCCTGTAACAGCAACCGATGCCAAAGTAATGTTGTTGCTGATTAGGTTAGAAGAAACAATAGTCGTGCTTGCAGGAATACCTGTTCCTGTGACTGTTACGCCTGCGCCCATAGCCAAATTTGTAGTTGCAAAAGTAACTATGGCTGATCCATTTGTTGTAGTGCCTGTCGCCGTAAACACACCGACAGGAGTCAATGTGGTACCAGTCAGCGTTCCAAGAAGAGGTCTAGTGTTAACAGTACTGTCAATGTTGGCTAAATTAATACCGGGGTGCCCAATCAAATTCAAGTTGCCTGTGCCACCAGAATCAAAGCCAACATCCCATTGCCATAATGTGTTTGAATTTGATTGGTAGTAGTTGCTAGATGGAGCAACATTCACCCCATAGTAAGTAACTGAATTGATAGTCCCTTGGAAAGCAGTCACAGGATTGAAAGTCAGTCCTGTTGTGGTTCCAGCAGTAGTTGTAATTGCACTCCCGCCCAATGATGCGGACAAAGTAAAAGTTGTTGTTCCGCCAGTTATGACGTAATAGGTGCCCGGTCCAATTCCAGTGGCAGTTCCTGTCGATGTGCCTGTAACAATGATTTGTTGGTTTGCTACAAGAGTAATTGTGCTTGCACAAGAAAACTGACCAGCAGTACCTGTCACAGCAACAGTGGATAAGTTGTTGCCGCCTATGCTTGAGTTTAAGAACGTGAAAGTGTCCCCATAACCATAACCTGTACCATTTGCCGTCGCTGTGATGCTTGTTACAACATTACCAGACACAACAACAGTAAATGTGGCTCCTGTGCCATTGCCGCTAGTGGTAACAGGAGATATGCCAGTATAAGTGGCGTTTACATATCCTAAACCAGCCGTTGTGATGGAGTAAGTAGTGATGCTACCAATGACATAAATTTGCTGTGGGCCTGTACCGATTGCTTGATCATTGGCAATTGCCCATCTTTGAACACTACTTGCAAATCCAGATATTACATAGGTAAGACCATTTTGGGATTGATTAATCATCCCTCTGCTTATTTCTGGCGAATTTAAAAAAGCTCCTGAATAGCCCCCTATCTTTCGTGGGCGACCATATTGAAACCTTACCCACTTTCCATCTCGATAGGAAGATGAGGCAAACTCGGTGCCATCTCTTTCAATGCCTGCTTTTACCTGTATGACAGCAACTTTTTGAGTTGTCATTAGAAAGCTCCAGCGCTGACACCAACAGTCATTCGCAAACCAGTTGAGGTCAGTGTTCCTGCACTAGCTCCAGAAATTGCAAATCCCAACTGCCCAGAAGCAGCTAAATAAAAACCAGTTCCTGTATCAGTTTGAAAACTGATTGATGGGTTTGCTGCAGATCCATTGCCTACTGTTAGAGCAACTATATAACTGGCTGCTGAAGAATTAGCGTTGTAAAGATTGGTGCCATCACTGATTGCAATAACTGTTTGACTTGCCCCAACAACCAAGGTAGTGCCCAATGCAGCAGTACCAGTACTGTTTGCAATACCAAAAGTCAGTGTGTTTGCTCCTGTGGTTGCGTTTCGTAAAGAATACAACTGCACAGTCTGTGGCAATAGCACTGTTAAGTTAAGACCAAGAGCACCTTGGTATTGTTGAATTACGCTTTTGGCATTTGCCTGCGAGACAACAAATGGTGAAGAAACCACCGAATCTAGAGGAGCCACATACTGCGTGTAATTGAACACATTGGTCTGTGCCAATGCATAAGTAAACCAGTTGTACCCATCGGTCACAAATACGCTGGAATTAGCAATTTGTATCTGCACAGAGGCTGTGCCACCTGTAGGCGAGCTTCCTGATGAGACTGGATCAATCTTAATAGCGCCGCCAGAAACAGCTACTGTTAATATGCCAGTACCATTGTTTTTAACGATGACAAACCAGCCTGCGCCAACGCCTCCTGTGCTTGCAATTGGATTTGGTAAAGTCGCAGTGCCTACACCACCACCCCATGTATAAAGGTCTGCTCTATCTGAACTAATGAATGTGTAGTTAGAAGAGAAAGTTGTAACTGGTATAGATTCATTTAACGTATTACTGATTGCTACAAGACCAGAACCAGCTAATGTCGCCGCACTCGCGGATGAAGTACCAATACCCATGGCGACGTTGGACCATGTACCGTCTTGGGTTAAATTACTTGTTAAATAAATGTAATAGGTGTTTGATACTGTGCTCGATGCCGATAAGGGAATGTTGACAATGACAGTATTGGCAACACTTGTAACGACATTAAATGCGTAGTTACCGTTACCCCCTATGTTTCGGATGATGATTGCTTGACCATTGGAAACTTGCGTTGCCGCTGGAAGAATCAACTTTAAGTTTGCCGCAGTAGCAGTTACTTCAATAATGTTAGCTACGACATTACCTGTGGTAGTACCGTTTATAGGCCAAGTCAGAGTGGTGTCTGAACTGATCGTAAGACTTTCATAACCCACTTGTGATGGGTTGAGGGTTTGGCCCGTGTAGGGGTTGGTATATGTAGGCATGATTAGCTGTCCACTGCAATTGTTTGTCTGTCTGCAACTCTAGATACATCCTCAGTCTTTAGAGACTTAATTGCCTCCATGTACTTCTGTTGGAATATCTGTCGTTGGTCGTTTTTAAGAAAAGGCATCGCTTGCAACAAGGTGCCAAACAACATGGCGTTGGGTGCATTCTGCGTCAACCAATTAGTCTGATTTTCTGAAGACAAAGGTTGGATTCGTTCGTAATACAAAATTTCAAACGCATATGCTTGATCAGGCGTTGGAGAGATATACCACCAGTCCCAACTTGTGTCTGCATAGTACAAGGGAGCGCCAGTGGTCGCACTAGATTGCGAGTAGTTGATCAGGTACTCATACTTGCGAAGCAAAACAGGATTCTTGTTTCCACTTGCATCGGTGTAGTTCATAGACACTGTCTTGCGCCAACGTGCTGGCTTAGGCAGGTTAGGGCTTCCTGCCGACATGTTGGACTCTGCAATCTGAAGCTGACCCAAGGTTTTAATCTCTTGAGCAATCTCAAATTCAGCCAGCGTGATGAATGTTGGGACAGCATTGATCGTTGCCTGATCAGAACGCTCCAAATATTGCAGAACGTAGTAGTTCAGGCTGTCATAAGTCATCACCCATGATGGTGTGGTCATTGCGTCGTCCCTTTATCCAACATTGCGCTCAAAATGAGGGCAATCAACGAGTGATTTGAAATTTCCTCCCCAACGATTTTTGGAGTTCAATGTTTCCCAAAATGCGCCCAATGGAGCAAGCACTTCCTTGTCCCAAATTATCTTCCCATCCTTGAAGAAATTCAAATCGATTGCGCACCGCTTCAAGTGGATAGAGTTCATGGTCTTAGACCGACCTGTTTTGAAGTAAATAGCTTGTTGTTCAGGTGTCCGAGCCAATTCACCACCGGTCACCACAAAACCTTGGTCAGTGGCGTATTGAATCAGTTTGCAGGCATCCAGCAGGAATGCGGCTTGTTCGGTGTTTAGGCTCATTTCTTCCTCATTTCTGCCAGCTTTTCAACTGTGCGACCACCAAAATATGCACCCATAATGAGCATTCCCCAGTTACCCAACAAGGTAACGTAGGACTCATTTGCGTTTAATCCGTAGGCTGACATCATGGCAAACAAGAAATACCCCAAAAAGATGGCTATAAGGCTCATAGGACGGATATTCTTGGACAGCCAAGAGTCAGATGACATATCCGCTTGCCAGCGGTCTGTGATGTTGTCAGCATCGTTCTGAGCGGCTTTTGCCAACAAGTCCAACTCAGCCAGCTCCATCTTTGCCTTCTCAATACCCAGCTCGAGCAGGCGTTCTTCGTGCTCAAACTGAAGCTGGCGCAAGTTGCTAACGTCTTCTGCGGTCGGGTTGTCGGGGATCTTTACGCCCAACGTGTTCTCTACCACCTCTTTGCCCTTGGCTTGGATGGCACTAGAGAGTAGTGTTAACCCGTTTTGGGCTAGGCTACCTAGGAGGGATGCGACTATTGGGATCATGTTAGTCCTTTCCTGTCAGAGTTTTTATAGGTTTGTTTACCACCACTTTTTCTTCCAAGATGGCAATGTGCATTCGGTTCTCAGCAATCTGGTCTCGATTGCGCTGAATCTCTTTCTCAAGGTCTTGGCGTAACTTTTCCCTAGCCAACTCAGCGCCTGTATTGCTGGCTTGCTTATTGTCTGAAGTCACCACTAAACTAATTTTGCTGTTAAGGATGGTCACCTCATGGGCTAGATTGGACAGCGCAGACATAAGGTAGACAACGCAAGAAAACAATAAAGGCAACAAAGCAAACGTGATTTTCTCAATCAACGCGCCCTTGCTTTCCATTGCTTGTATTTTTTCTTCACTCATTCTGGCTCTTCCTTTCCTTTTCAACTTCTTTGCGTACTTTTTCCATTTTTTCTATCTGCTGTTTGGCCTCATGCTTGGTCTGCATAACGTCCACGTACAGCATCCCAAGGAGCGGAAGCAGTAACACAACAAGAACACAAGCAGCAATCCAGCCCACAACTATCTCCCAATCCTGTGCAAGAGGCCGAGGAGCAACCACATATATAGGAGGAATAGGAAAGTCGCCAGCAGATACGCCTGCCTTTCTTTTAGGAGCCGCTCCTCCTCTTTGCGTTGCCATGACTCATCATCCCGTTTCTTCCTTGCCTTGTCCTGCTCTACTTTAATGACATCGCGCATATCAAAAACTTTGCTATACAAAGCCCCCATCTCTTTAGGAGCGCCGTACACCATTGCCTCTCTGATCTCCACCTCCAACGCAGCCATCTGGTCTTGAGCCATTACCCGCTTCAGGGCGGCTTCCATTAGGTTAGCATCAGGGTCGTAGACATTCTTGCTCTTCTCTTCCTCTTCCCTTATGTGGTCAGCAAGCTGTTCCTGCAACTTAAAGAACGTTGAAAGCTGGGTAACGATGTCTGCCATGACTTGGGTTTCGTCAACGGCAACGTAGGCTTCCTTCTTTTTCGCCACAGGCTTGGGGCTTGAGGCGGGCGTTCCGAAGAGCTTTGCCCAGAATCCTCTGACTGCTTTGACATCTGAGACAACCTCATCAGCAGTTTTCTTGATTTCCATGAAAGACGTTTTGGCGTCTTTATAGAGTTTGCACCCCTGCTTGATAGCGGCAACGCAAGCGTTAGCTGCAAAAAGGATGCTGAGCGGATCAATTTATGGCCCCAAAAGTTTCTTGGTGATTAGGGCGCATCAGGCCAAGTAATGTCCCAAGGGAAGCCAGCTTGCGTAGGTACATCGCGCAAGGCTTGGCGCAGGGTGGCAGCAGGGCCACTAACTGATTCAGCTATGTCTTTGCCTTGAGTCCAGTCCAACGCCTTTAATTTTTCATCACGGGTTTGGCGGATGCTCTTAGCTTGTTCCACATCTTTAGCAGCGATACCATCTGCGTCAAGATCAACCAGTTTGTAGAAGGTGAACCACTGACCATCGACGTTAGTCACGCCATCACGCACCACGATCTGGTAGCGTCCGGCTGATGGGTATGGACCTTCCAAAACTGGGTCGGCGTTGTGTTGATTTAAAACATCTGGTGTGATTGGCAATGTGCAGACAACTCGGTTGAATTCATCTGATGTCATCAATTGACCAGTGTTACGCATACGAATTTCCATGATTTGCTCCTTTAAGCGATTGCGAGAAAGATATAAGTGCCGGCACTGACGTTGATAGCCGCAAGAATGGTTGAATTCAGTGCAAAGCCTGTTGATACTGTGGTCACTGAGCCAAGGGTTGCTACTTCAGCCGCTGTGCTGTTTAAAAGCAAATATGGGTCTGTCAATGTAGTCATACCACGGGCTGTGTCGTAGACGTACCAATCACCAGTGCTGTCTGTACGTTTGATAAGAACAAACCTAGCGCCACCAGCACCAAAGCCACAGTCGATGGTTTGAGTTGTTCCATTGCCTGTGTAAGTTCCTACTTTGCTTACGCCAGCACAAGTGGCAAACAAGTAAGCCACAAAAGTTGCTGCTGAAGCGTTTGAATCAGTATTTGTTCCTACACTAAATACTGTTGATGTTGGTGCTGTTGAATTCCATGCAGTTGAATCAGCGGCACTTGCATTGGTTAAGTTTAAATATAATTTATTTGCATAACCAAGCGTACTAGCGCCAATAAGCCATCCTGTAGTTGATGCTGCACTACGTTTTTTTACAATTACTAACTCAGGAGCAACGCCTAAATTATGGCTAAACGTAGTTGCACTTCCCGTACCCGTATAGCAAACCTCATCAAAGAAGCTAGGGGCGCGACCAAATGACCAAACGATGTTGTTGGCAACTGTATTTTGTTCAAGAAAACCATTCTGAATGGTTGTTGTTCCAGTCAAAGCCACACGACCAGAAGATGCTACTTCAGCAGAAGTAGTGTTTGTAGAAATTGTTTGTTGTTCTGTACTGTTGTTTGAGCCTCGAAGCCTATCAAAAACAAAGTTATTACCTGTTGTGGCAGTACCATTTTTATTAATTGCCATATCAACCACATAACCAGTATCAGTTACTGTCGTTCCGCTAAAGGTGGCTTTTGTTGGTGTAAACACCTTAGTCGCATCCGTAGGCACTTTCATCGGGCCTCTGCGGATGGCTATGTAGATGTAGTTATTAGCAGATGCGTTGACGGTAGCATTAGCGCCGTATGGATAGAAACCTGTTGCAGTAATACCCATCCAATTATTTGATATTTCTGCTCCGGAAGTGTTTGCATAAATCAGAGCATCATTACTAACTGCTGGGTCTGGCATCCCACGCATATTGTCTAACATTACCCAGTTAGCTGTATTGCTTGAATTCTTAACCATAACAAATTGTGGTTCATACCCAAGCGTAACAGTTGGGCCGACAGTTGATCCATTGCCTGTATAAGACCCACAGCTAATCACATTGTCCGCATTCGTCAGGCCAAAGCCACCGGCGTTGTGGGCAAATAAATACATGACATAAGTGCCACCTACAACATTTACCCCAGAGGCTTGACCAACAGTAAATGTTGAACTTGTGGCTGGGCTTAAGGGCCAAACACTAGGAGACCCGGCTGTGGCGGAATTAGTTCCATCTAAAATTAAATAATCACCATTAGTCAGGCTTCTATGCCAAACATACCAGCTTGTACCTGCGGAATCTGTACGTTTAATAAGCACACAACCGGGGACGGAGTCAAGAGAATGCGAAACAGCCTGAGTACTGAGTCCATTTCCACTGTATGTCACAACATCAAAGAACTTTGTTTGTTTGCGAAATGTCCATGAGACAAAACTTCCAGTGTTACTGTTCACATCTGCGTATGAGCCTAGCGAGAACCCAGTACTGTTGAATGCGGTTATGGCATTTGCGTTTGTTTGTTCTGCACCAGTCGTATTGCTTATCAGGTATTTAGTTGCACCACGAACAGTGTCTTCCAAATGGTGGTCTGTAGCAGAACCTCTTCTGCGAATCCAAACCAACCCACCCTTTGTAGACAAGTCAATCCCATTGGTAATTGTCTGTGTAGAACCATTACCCGTATAGAGATACGTCGAGAAAACATCTTCAATGTAATTAAACGGACCGCCAAAGGGCCAGATGCCAGCTTGCTGCGCTTGTTCTTGTTGGTCAAGCGTCCAGATACCCGGCGCTGACGATGGTGTAGGCGCTACGTAATTCTTCGTAATAATCCCGCCGGGGTACTTGGTGCTCATGTGTTGTCCTTATGCAATGGCGAGGAAAATGTAGCTGCCGCCAGAGGCGTTAATTCCTGCCGCCGTACTGACAATCTGGAATCCGCCTGTGGTTGTGTAGATGCTGTTAGCGTTAACTTCAGCGGCGGTAGAGTTCAACAACAATGATGGGTCTGTACCGCTTACCATTCCACGAGCAGTGTCCCACACATACCAATCGCCTGTTGTGTCTGTGCGCTTAACAAGAACAAACCGAGCACCACCAGTGAAGCCACACGCTATTGTTTGGGTTGCACCTGTACCGCTATAACTGCCGACTTTGCTCACACCAGCGCAAGTTGCAAACAAATAGGAAACGTAAGTAACTCCAGATGTGTGAATATTTGCACTACTATTATCCATAGCCATCAAAGTGCTGGTTGGTTGACTACTTAAACCTATTCCATCAGTCCACAAATACGCGCCAGCCGCATTAGTCAAATTTAAATACGACCTGTTTACTCCCGAAGAAGTCATTTGGCTGAATACTTGCCAGTTTCCAACAACAGACCTTGATTTAAAGAAAATCAACTCAGGTACTACGCCTAAATTGTGATTAACGTTTTGCGGTGTTGTTCCAGTCCCCGTATAGCAAACCTCATCAAAGAAGCTGGGGGCGCGTTGAAAAGCATAGTTGATGTATGTATTTGGGCTTGTATTAACAGAGTAATTGTTTACGTCGCTACCTAAACTAAAACCAACATTGCTTGCAAAAGAAGTTAAGGTATACGCGTCTGAAACTTCGGCGCTGGTTGTATTTGAATACAACAAGTTAGTAGCGCCGCGCAAACGGTCAAAAAACTTAGACGCTTGCCATCCACTTTGGCGCTGTTGAATCCAAGTTGAATCTACAACAAAATTAGGAGTTGTAATAACTGCGTTTGCACTAGTACCAGTACGAGCAATAGGACTAAACACCGTAGTCGCATCCGTAGGCACTTTCATCGGGCCTCTGCGGATGGCTATGTAGATGTAGGTTGAGCCAGAACCATTAAGCACGGTACTTGTACTTGTCAAAGTAAAGCCAGTTGCACTTGGGGCTATTCCATCAGAATTTGCTGTTTCTGCGTTAGACGTGTTTGCATTTAAAGTATTTGTGTTTGCTCCTGAATTTGCCGTCATGCCACGCATATTGTCGAATAAATACCAAGAACCAGTGGTGCTTGATGCTTTAACCATCACCCATTGCGGTTCATAACCCAACGTAACGGCAAGCCCTACTGCTCCTGTACCCGTATAAGACCCACACGAAATCACATTGTCTGAATTAGTCAGACCAAAGCCGCCTGCGTTGTGGGCGAATAGGTAGGCTACGTAGGTTGCGCCATTGATGTTTCCATTATTACCTGCGGCATCATTTACCCATGCTGGCTGAAAAGTTGTAGCTGATTGGTAGGTTGTTGCGTTAAGTGTGTAAAGAAAGGCATTTGTTGCATTTAAACTACCACCCGTTTTACTGGTTGTAATTCCGCTTGCAATGTGCCATACACCCCAATCACTTGTTGAATCTGTGCGTTTCCAAATAATGCAACCAGGGACGCTTTGCAAATTGTGCGGGACTTCGTGACTTAGTACCCCATCCCCCGTATAAGTCACCACATCAAAGAACTTAGGCTGCTTGCGGAATGTCCATGAGGCGTACGTATTGGGAGATAGGTTAGTGTTTGAGTATTGCTCAACACCAAGAGAAAAACCAGTAGTGTTAAAAGATGTTAAATCATTAGACACTCCAGAAGGGCCAGTTTGTGCAGCAGTTGAATTTGAACTAAGTTTATAACTTCTAGTACGGGCAGTGTCGTACAAATTATGCCCAAACGCATTGGAGCGTGCTTTTATCCAAACTAAGCCACCATAGGTGGACAGGTCAATGCCATTGACAATGTTATTTGTAGTATCGTTACCTGTATAAAGATACGTGCTAAACACATTTTCAATGTAGTTAAACGGTCCACCAAAAGGCCATGTGCCCGCGCCTTGAGCCTGAGCCTGAGACTGCAAAGTCCACTCTCCAGACGCCGATGTTGTAGACGTAGTTGGTGGGGTTGCGCTAATTATTGCGCCTTTGTAGCGTCGGCTCATGTAATGCTCCGATTATGAAATTACTTCGTAACTTATCGTGTAGGTAATAGCGCTGGCTGTACCTGATGTAATCGAGATACTTGTGCCCTCCATCAAATAGATGGCTGTAGTCTTATCGGTGACAATCAACGAGGCGTTAGTAGGGACAGAAACCGCGCTAACGATTGGGTATGCCGTACCACTTGATGGAGCAGAGCCTTGAGCCACAGCGCCGTTAGTATAGATTGCAACCGTGGCATTGGCAGCAGCAGAACCACTCACGTTAGCCGCAACAATCTGGTTAATCTTATAGACCAGACCAGATGCGGCGGCGTTAGCCAACAACACAACAGCAGTTGTGCCAGTTGGGGTGTAATACGTTGTCGTGCCAAGAATGGACGTTACGTTGACAATATTTGGATTTGCCATGATGGTTCCTTATAAACCGAAAATTATTGAGAAGGCTATTGCTTGGCCCTTGGTAGCGCTTCCGCCAGCAGTTGCCAGTAAGGTAACGACACCAGAGCTATTTTTGTAATAAAGCTTTCCGTCGTTATAGTTGAGCGCCAATTCTGCGCCTGACGCACTGCTTGTCATGTTGGCGGCAAGAGGAACCGCTGAAGCCGTGCCGCTTCCATAAATCAGAATTGGTGTATATCCACTTTGTGCCATGATGTTTCCTTAAAAAGCGCCACCAGAAATACCCGCTGTGAGGGCATTGTTGGTGTAATTGTAAGTGAGAAGGGTGTTTGTTGTTAACGGCTGATTGCCTGTTGCTGTTGCTGAAAACGTCAAATAATTTGTTGCTCCAGTACCTGCTGCTAATGCCAAGTTTGATGCTGTTAAGTTGGCAACCGCAGTAGTACTTGCAACTGTCAAAGGCGCTGTGCCTGTGGCAATTGTTGAAATTAATCTTGTGCCTTGAACAGTCTGGCTTGAAACAATTGCCGACCCTGTGGAGAGGGTGTTGGTAGACCATGAGGTGCCAGAAGGAATGCCAGCATGGTAGTCCCATGAACCTGCCGCAGTTGCATTTGAAATCAGGCTTACATCAACAAAGCTTCCAGAGGGCACAGAAACAATAAGTGTTGCTGAATTATTATTAACAGTTATTGCGCCACTGCTTTGATTATTGTTGAATGTAAAATTAGTTCCATTGGGCAGTGTAGTCGCATCAGGTAATTGGAATGTCTGACCACCAGATCCAGTAACCACATAATTTGGCACCGAAGACGCTGTAAGCGTAGTGGTTGTACCTGCGGCAACAACACTTGAATATCCTTCAAAAATTGAATTTGTAGTGATGTTGCTGTTGGCATCCTTGACAACAATGCCACTTGCCGCATTGGTTGTATTGCCCAATGCTGTCAAAACACCTGTGCCAGTAGTTGTCGTGGCTGGAGCGGTACCTGCACCACCGCCAATCACAATTGCGTTTGCCGCTAGTGCCGCACTAGATGCCCATGTGGTTCCGCTTGAAAAGTAAGGAATGCCACCCGAAGTCCCAGCAATCGTAAATGCTGGTGTTGTGGTTGGGTTTGCAACTGATACGATGCCACCTGTCCATCCAACGGATGTGACTGTGCCACCACCACTTGCCGACAATGTGCCAGTTGAAAATGTAAGACCACTTCCAATGGTTACATTGCTGAAGCCACCAGAGCCATTTCCATACAAAATACTAGTCCCACTAGTAGCAGGTGCATAGTCAGTTCCAGATGTTGCCGCACTGATAGCCGTACCATTGCCTTTCAACAATCCTGTAATACTTGTTGACAAAGTAATTGCCGGAGTACTTGTTGGATTGGTAACGGTTCCCGCAAAACCATTTGCAGAGGCAACCGACACATTTGTTACCGTACCACCACCCGAAGCACTAACTTGCTGAAGAACAAATGCCGTTGTTGCTAACTGAGTGGTATTTGTATTTAATGCCGCAGTTGGTGCCAGTGGTATGCCCGTTAAAGTTGGGCTTGTTGCTAAGACCACATTCCCAGTACCAGTGGTCGATGCGTTAGAGGCCGATGTGGCACGTCCATAAGCATCCAAAGTCAATGTAGGTAATGTGTAAGAACCAGCAGTCACCGTTGTTGTTTCAAGTCCAAATGTTGGTGCTCCACCCACACCATTACCATTTGTAACATTGATTTGACCTGAAACACCTTGTAATGTGTTTGCAGTAATGGTTGTGCCATTGAGACTAATCATGCCTGCTGATAAGGTGCTGGCAAGGTTTTGCAAAATGGTGCTTAAACCAAAGGTAGGATTGCCAGAGAGTCCATCAGCATTGGATAGAGTCATACCTGAGCCAACCGCAAATGAGCGGCTTGTGACCGTACTGGCGCTATCCTTGACGATAAATCCTGTGCTTGCCGCATTAAGACTTGATGCTGATCCAGTCATGTTAATCGTGACTGAACCACCTGCTCCTGAGTCGGTCAAAGACAGCCCAGTGGTTGTAAGTAGTTGTCGTGCTGTTGTCAGACCTGATGTTGATCCAATTGTGACAAGTGGATAGTTCAATGCACCGGCACCAGCAACAGCGCCTGTAGTGGTTTGAACTGTCACCCCATTTTGGACAACAGGTACTGCCTCTGTTCCTGTAAGAGCAGAAGCGGTTGGTAGTTGAAGTATCGTTACTTGTCCGCTCATATTATTGGCTCGTTGGTGTAGGTGGTGCTGGAGAGATGATGTCTATGTTGCCATTTTGCTGAGGCACAGAACTTCCATTCTGTGTGCTGATATAGGTCTGGCTTGGGTTTCCACCGGGGATATTTGTCCCATTTGGAGTCAATACCAGCCCACTATCATCAGTGGCAACACTGACATCGGGACGAGGAAATTGGAGCGCAATTCGCTCAGTTTGTCTAGCGGGTAGGCGGTATGGGTCTTTCTGATCTGCGCACCCCTGCTGGCACACTTTAAGACCGGGAAAATTAGGGTCAGGCTGTGCCTCAATAATTGCCCTTTTCATCTTGCACCTATCGCAGATGAAGATTGCAATTATTGCGTTGCCAGTGGTATCAAGGAATCTTGGCATGATTACTTGGTATAAACAGAAATGTTTGGGCTGAAATAAATTGGCGACTTATCACGTTCTTCATTCTCAGCCATGATGAAGTATTTTTGTGCTAGACCATCTAAGTATTGAATTCGCGTAAGCTCTACCGATGGCATAATCAAGCTCATTTCATGAGCCAGCAAATATTGGATGCATTGGTTCCATCGCTGTGGAATTTCTAGTTGACCATTCAATGCGCCAACGTCATCAATCTGGCGCGAGTACCACACCACCAT